CCCACAAATTTTTTTAGCTGAGGTATATTTTATTCCTAAAAAAATTGGAGGTTTTCAACACATATATTTCAATGCAAAAGAAAAGCCGATTTAAAGCACGGGATAAGTTTTATGACATTCCAGGTCAAATGAAACAAAAAACACAATAAAAGGAAGTGAATACCAAAATACATGAGATAAACAAATACAACTTCACTTAAACTATTGTAATATATAATGTTAAATAACCTGCCCATAACCCAATTTTTTTAGTATTAAAATAGTTTTTTATACTTCTACTAAAAAAAGCAATTTCATAAAGTACCGAAATGCCCATGATATAAAATTATTGAGTTAAATCAATGATAATAGGATTACTATTAAAGTTGGAATATAATTTATTTGCAGAAATAACAGAACAAGCACAATGAGGATGTACAGGTAATATTTTCATTGCTTCTTCAAGAGAATAAGGATTTTTCTGTTCAATTTCTATACAAACATCACATACATTAGGTAATCCAGTTGTTATAATATTCACATCTTGCACACCACTATTTGCATATGACTGTAAAGTACCAGTATTAATTGCTCTACCATACTCCGTAGTTGCAATCATTGTACTATGGGTGTTAATTTGAAATCTGTCAATAACCATAGTAGGTACATTCAATAAGTTCAATGCAACTTCACTAATTGGATAATTATTAGAATCATATAGTGTATTTCTTATGCCTATTCCTACACTTTCATTTAGATTCATTATTAAGTCATTAACATAATTTGATAAAATACTAATTGCCTCTTCATCATAAACTGTTAAATCTTTTGGTCTTCGATTTATAGAATTATATCCTAACTTTGAACCCATCTTATAAAACTGTCTTAAAGGTTTTATTCCTTTAATTGAATTATTTTTCATCAAATCATTTAAAGAAGAATATAATCTTGTCTTTTTAAATTCATCTTTAAACTCATCACTATCATTTATATTAAGTAATTCTTCAATTTCATTAGTCTTCAATGAATTTATACTTAATTGTATCAATTCATCTATACCATTATTAAGTAAATTCAAGTAATTCTTTTCATTTTTGGACAACGCCTTAAAAGTCAAAGGAACATAATCACCAATCATCAGTATTACTCCATTCACTCAACATTCCTGCTTTGACAATATTATTCTTAAATCTTTTAACAGTATTCTCTGAATCCTTCGGTAATTCTTCCAAATCATTTAAAACTAAATTTTTCTGCATACCATTCGGTATATCTCCCCAAGCAACAGGTTCAAGACCATATTCTTGTCTGACTTCATTAACAGTTAAAATACCTGAATCAAGTTTAATCTTTTCAATTTGACTCCTTTTCAATTTATCTTCAATATCCATTTCATTAAACTGAAAAACTTCTTCAAAACCATTATGTCCAAGTACTTTATTAAACGCACCTTCAATAATCTTCGCCTTAGCAGACATCATATCCTTAAAATCTTTATCTTGTGATTCACCAGTACCAGTACCAATATTCGCAGTTTCACGAATACCTGCTTTCCCTGGTTGAACACCATAAGCCGATAAAATCATATCACGGCACATATTCATCAAAGACAAAAAATCCATATCATTATTAGTAATACCACTTGACTGAAAAGTAGCACCTTTAACTGCTAATGTTCCTCCTCTTTTTCTTTGTTGAGCATATTCTTGTAATCTATCCAACTCTTTCTCAAAAGATTCATCAGTAACATCTTTGTCAAAAGACAATACAGCACGAGGGTCTATACCATCATTTTCTAATAATTCTTGGTTATGTGTCATACCCAACCACATCATCAAAATTGGTTGTTTAATTTTTTCTAATTTCGACACACCATAATGACCATTCTTTAAACTTATATCAGGTTCATAAATATGAATAAGTTCATCATGTTCATAACGAATTGAAGGTTTTGTACGATAACCCCATTGTTCAGTATCTTCATACCATTTAATCATTTCAGGAGGTATGAATTGAAAACCATTTAAAACTTTATAATAATCAGTATTATCCCATGGAAACTCTTCATAATTCACTTCAATAAAAGCATCACCAGTTAGTTCATAACTTTTAATATATTGTTTATGAAACAAAGCATAAGTCATGGGACTATTATAACCCATAGGATTATTAAATAAATCAGTTAAATATTTTGTTCTTTCAAAATTAATTTCAGAATCATCAGGATTATTTATTTTAAATCCATTAATCAATAATGAATCAGAGATTACTTCAATACTTCTATAAACATAAACATTATTTTCTGCCCGTTCATATAGAGTGTACTCCCCTATTGATTTATTAGCATTACTGAAAACCCATCCATAATTACTCATAAACTTATTGTAATTACTATTATAAGTAGGTCTTCTTACAAATGGTAAATACTTTCTAAACCTATCTCTCCAATTCATTTAAATAAACCTCAATTATTATGAACATATAAATTTTAATTATAAAAACACAACACCCATTTTAGCAGTTGATTTCTTCTTCGTTTCCTCATTAACAAACAGATAATTATACCCGTGAGAGATAGCGTCCGTAATATCGTCATGCTCACCATTAGGGAACGATGACAACTCATCAATCATAATCTGTCTTAATTCATCGTCTTCTATATTAATATAAACTTTCCCATCTTCAATTGCATTTTTTAATGGTGTTGCCCTATCAACTTTACTTCCACCACCACTAACCTTAGCCTGTTCAACAATAAAACCTTTTAACTGATTACACCATTCATCATAAAGTAATTTACCTGCCGCCGCAACACCAGTTTCAATAACAACATGAACATTCGGAGTATCACGAGTAGCAGTTCCTTGAATTATATTCTTAGTACTTCCACCAAACCTACCATGAACCAAATCACTAATGATACAATAATCATCATATCTTTGAATCTTCACACCTGCCGTAAAGTCATTATTAGAAAGTGCATCACTTGAAGCAATATCCCATGCTCTACAAACACTTTGCTCATCAAAATTCTCAGGTAACCCAAATTTCAAATGTTTCATATTGAAGAAATCACTTGTAGCATCAATAGGTTTCTGTTGATAAACACTTTGAAATACTCTTTCACCAACAACCTCTTTTTTCTTCAATAACTCATCTGTGGAATATCTTTCTTTCCACAAAGGTTCATTTTCATCATCTAATGCAGGAAATTCTATGAAATCATATGATTCAGGGTCTACACGATGATAATATCCAATCAAATCATTACTATTGTGAGTGGGAGTTTTATGTTTTCCCACTTTATATATCCCATCATGTGCATCAACAGTTATACAGTTACTTTTATATATTTCACTTGTTTTGTAAGCATCAATTATTGCTATACATTTAGATTTGTTTAAAGGGATTGTGAATAACAGACCACCATTTTTATCATTTGATAATCTTTGCATTATATTGTATGTAGTTAACACTTTTGTTTTATTATCAACTCTATCATGGATTTTCCACAAATGTTCGTCACCACATACTATTTTATCACCATTACTAAAACATAAACAATTATTACAATTAGTTTTAGGATGAACTTTAAGAATCTTTGTATGTTTATTATTAGTCCCCAGTAAAATATCTCCAACTTTTAAATCACCATGTGTTGTCCAACCTTTATTGACAGTATAAACTGGTGTATTATCGCTTAAATCATGCCAACGAGTATGGAGAATACAGTATTTGGTGTGTGGTTCAATACGCTGTTCTACAACACGATTTGCCCAATCTATTTTCTTTTGTAACGCTCCCGGGGTGAATTCGTCATCGTTACCACGATAAGGGTCATCCACAATTAAGTAATCTGCGTCCTGACCTGTAATTCCTCCCCCACTACTTGCCAACAATATATTTCCACGATATAATTTTTTATCTTTATCACAGAACATTAAATGTGTGGAAGCTTGTTTTACATCAGACAAATAAACATTAAAATAAGGCCCGAGATTCCTTATATATTCTCTTAACTGAATACCAAACTTATCAGATAACTTAGGTGAGCCTGTAACGATTAATATGTTCGTATTGGGATTTTGAAACAATAACCATAATGGAAAAGCGAGAGTTACCATACTTGATTTTGAATGTCTTGGAGGCATGGATACTGCCAATCTATTTTTCCCATTATCATTTCTTAAATCCATTAGTTTACGGGATAATTTTTTGATGTGTGGTGCAGGTACACTATTCTTATAGTTTGATGCTATGAACAATCTGTAAAACAAGTATAAGTCATTGAGGAAATCTTTCTTATTCATCTTTTTCATTCTCTAATTCCTCTTCTTGTTGTGCTATTTTCATCATTAATCCTTCATCAAATAATTGTTCTGCATCTATATTTACTTGTGTGGTGTTGTTTTTAATAACATCAGTTGGTGCATCTTGTAACACCAAACAGTTTTTAATTACAGTTTCCAAGTCTTTCACAGTTTCTATTTGTACTGGGAAACCATCTTTAATATAATTGTCTAATAATTTATGTAATATTTTCAGATAATTTGCACGGTTTTCAGCCAAAGTTTGATTTTCTTGTTCTTCCATTTTTTTATTTATATCTTCTCTTTTTTTAACAGCCCTATCATTCCAGTCAAATTCATCATACCATACCCATATTGTCCTTACAGCAACATCACAATGTTCTGCTGTTGCTTTAACGGATTCTGATATAGTATATCCTTTTTCTGTTAATCCAAACCAATAACTAAAAGCGTCCATATGTTTCCTTTGTTCTCTCATATATACTTCCTCCAATTTAAAATAAAAATTTGTATATGAAAAATGGATAAATTTGAATTTAATCAATAAAAATTAATATGAAATAAAAAAATAGTATAAG